CGATAAAGATCAAAATTAGGGGCATCTCAGCCCCTCAGATCGGAAACCAATACGGCTTTTGTAATGCCGAATCGGGCACCTTGAAAACCTTCGGCCTCTTTTCGTACCCAAAGTCTGTAAGGTACTTAGCGAGCTTACCTGCCTTGCCCTGCACCCACCCCTTAAAGACCGCTTTATAGTTATCCCCATACTTCTTAATCTCAATCAGAGCGTAGTAATGGCTGTCAGGGTCAGCGAATCTTATGATTAAATTGCGATTCTTATTACTTCCCACTGTCCTGATCTGCCACTTATTGCCTATATCAGCCCCCTTAAAAGTATTAACCGTCATAGGGTAGTACCTGCCACTGATCTTAGCAAAGGCCATTTCACCCAGAACCCCATAGAGGTTATCGTGTAGGTCACGCCCAGTATAACCATGATTATCTTTAAGCCCACTACGAAGCGATTCTGTGTTCCGTAGCCCTGCAATATGTATAGCTACAGAAACTTCGTACCAACTTAGATCACAAGTGTTATCTGAAATTTCAGTCATCTCTGTACCCCCAAATTTGTGCGGTCTATATCGTTATTATCTGTAGTGGTTAATGTACCTTTCGCTATTGTGCTAAGTCTATTCGCTTTCATAATAGAGCAGAGCATATCAATAGGCATAGTGGCATGAGACTGTGCGACATCATCAGTGTTAGGTGTTTTGATATTAGTCATTTTCATCTTAGAGAGCATATGGTTCCACGGTAATCTGCATTCCCATTTCTTCCAATGTGTTTGTTTGTATATCAGTACAGGAACAGGGTTAAGGTAACGTTCTTCCTGTAGCTTGGCTTGCTCAATAGCCTGATCCCACCACCCTGCTACTATACTCTGGCTGACTTTAGTGTGGAACTTAACTTCGATAAGGTATGTAATATCTCCTAGCTGAATCTTGATATCACAACCCCCATCTCTAGATGCACTGAGTTCTCTAGTAACATCATGTCGTAGGCGTTCCTGTAGTAGTTTAGCTACAGTACGCTCTCCTCTTTGTCCTTTGCTACGGCTAAATTTACTCACTTTTTACCTCCTCATCAGATTGTGAGAGATAGAAATTTAGATAATGATCCATACGGGGTTCTATTTTAGATATAGTCTTAACTATTTCATCTAACTCCTGCCACTCTGCAATTTGTTCATTCAAAACCTTTATATAATCAATCATCTCACACGGTTTCAATCTATTTACGGCATCATGCCCTGCGATCAATTCATATATTTCTGTAATATGATTTTTTAACTTTATTACTTCATCCGTATCACTCATCAAATATGGTCTCCTGTAAGGGTATGACTAAGACATGGTTAGGACTCCACCTGTTTTCCTTGAGGAAATCATAGGCTTTGGCCTTACACTTAAACACTAGCAGTTCTTTGTCCTCATCATGCAGGTAGGATATACCACCGCACTCTTCTTTCTCATGGTCTTTGTGTGGGCAGTGTGCCCCTAGTACGTATTCCATTATAATTCCTCCCGAATTGAGATGGTCTGTGTAGCACCATCGAAATTGATTAAGAACTTACACGCTTCACCATTTCTGTTTTTCTCTAATGACATAACACGCTCTTCGTTACGGTTGATATACAGGTTGATAAAACAATCGCACACTCTACTCAATTCCAAGGTACCGGCTACCCTACCTAAACCTCCTGCTTGACCCATACCGTTATTGTATCCTTCACGATTTTGTTGAGCAACCACAATCAAGTGTACGCCCAGCCTAGTCGTGACATTCTTGAGTTCCTTAACGTACTTAGAGAGCTTCATCCAGTGATCCATATTATGCTCTTCACGTTCACTGGCGATCTCCCCTAGATGGTCGATCACTACGATCTGCACATTGTTACACGTAACGTGTTCCTGTATGAGAGCCATAGTTACCGAGAGTGTTTTAGGTTCGTTGTTGGTAAGGATAATATTCTTACGCTCTAAGAACATATCTCTAGCGGTACAATAGCGTTCTGCGTTTTCTTTAGTGAGAAACCTACGGTTATAGATTTCATCGTAGGTAACACCGGAAGCTATAGCTAATACTCTACGTGCTAATTGCTTCTGGTTCATTTCGTAATTGAGGTACAGTATCTTACCTAAGAAATTAGGATTGCTTGCTATGTTCACTGACCAGTTTAAAGCAAGCATAGATTTACCATGCCCTGTAGGTGCAGATATAACATTGATATCCTGCAACCCCTTCATCTTGGCATCTAACTGTACCATGCCAGTAGGGGGTGCATCGAACTCATCATCCCCACGCTCACCCGAATCAATCTCATCCTGTATTTCTTTAAGCCAGTCTTCTGACTCTACTACACCAGACTGATTAAGGGAGAGGCTACTGGATTGTAGAATACCAGTAGACTCATGCTGTAACATTTGAATCACTTCTTCTGAATCAGAGTTACGATCTAGCCCTGCAATAGCAGTGTGGCACAATTGCAAGATAGACCGTTTGGCACTTAACTCTTTCAGTAACCTACAGGCTTGTTCTTTATTAACCGCATCGGCTGAGACTAGCCCATGTATATCTTCAATCAACTGGAGTATACGTGTATCCCCTACAAACTTAGATCGTAGGGTCATGTAGTCTACTTCATGGCTAAACTTAAACAAGTCCACCAGACCTGCAAATATAGTCTGATGGTGTTTGAAGTACATATCTTCTTTGTGCAACCTGTCCGTAAAGTAAGCGGTTTCAGTTTTACCACCTAGCATTACAGCCAGTATTGTGCGTTCAAGCTCCCTATCGTTAAGCTCGCTTTCCTGCATAGGCTTCCTCCTGCAATAGAGCAGGGGCACTCTGCCCCTACTCAGATTATAATTATAATTATTATTATTATTATTATTATTATTATTATTATTATTATATTATTATTATAATAATAATGCTAAGGACATTTGCGGTACCTCTAATGTCCTATGAAATTGGTTTGGTAAACTTGCAGGTTGGATAACCAGTGCAAGCAAGAAACGTGCCAAACTTACTAGACTTCTGAGTGAGCTTAGAATCACACTTAGGGCAACTTTCAGTCTTTACTTCCTTACCACCAAAGACCTGTTTAGCTACGTTAATCACTTCATCCTCTGGGATACCTGTCTCTACCGGGGTAGCATCTTCTGCCTCTAGCTGAGTGGCTTCTTCCCTAGTCCACAGTTCTATACCGCACCCAAACATAGCTACGTTCTTACACAAACAACGCATCTGGGCATTATGTATCTGGTTAGCCTGTGGATTAAGGGCTACAGTAGCAAATGTCTTGCCGTATATTGGGGATGTCATGCTACGGGTTATGCCATAGCAGGTCACGCTAGTAGTAACAAAGTATCCACGTTTACTATCACCAGTATAAGGCAGTACTCTTTTTACAGTAATACCACCCTCAGTTAAATCTACTTGGTACTCATGGAATTTGTACTCAGCAGTAGGGCAAGCACGGAAGAACCTGTCCATTACATTAGACCACGGTATATAGTCCATGCCCTTACTACCCTTACTCTTAATGCACTGTGCTAAATCGTCACGGAATTCCTTAGATTGAAACTTACTGTAAAGCTCTCCTATTTTTTCTGACATACATCCTCCCTATTCTTTGTATTTGAGTAGAAATCTACGTGCTGATGTTACTGCCTTGGTATGGTTATGCTCTGCTTCACCGTATATCTGGGGATCAATCTTAGCTTTAAGCTCATTAACAATACCCTTGTAGTCTACGGTTACTCTAGACTTAGCAGACTTATAGGTAGCCAACTCACTACCATCCTCACCTATTAGTCTACCTGCCTTCTTCATATGTGCTTTGATGTCATTCTTTAGTAGCTCCTCTAGTTCTACCAGAGGCTTCAGTTCCTTACGTACAGTAAACAATCGTTTGACTACTTCATCAATCCGCTTGGTACTGGTTGTAATGTCACAATTACTTTCAGGGTAAAGCAATCTAATATCCTGTTCAGTATATTCCTCCAATTCTGGTTCACGTTTATTCTGTACGCATTCCCAAAAGTACTCTACTTTTTCCCAAACTTTTTTCTGAGTATCCAAGTCAATCTC